GTCTCCCCGACCTTCAGCAGGAGGAAGGCCCGGCCCCCGGCCTTGCGGCGACGGGTCAGCCAGGTCCTCTGCTGGCGGGTGAAGTGGTCCACTCGAAGCGGTCCGCCCCTGGGCGGCCAGCGTTCAGCGAACTTCAATTCAATCCAGCCCTGGTTGTAGTTCACATCCGGGGTCCCGGGCACAATGGGGTTCTCCACGCGCACCGGGTCCAGCGACCGGATGACGGGGCGGAGGGAGTCCCACATTGCGGCTTCAGACATCTACCCGCCTCACTTCGATGTTGTAACGGCGGGCGACTTCCAAAGCCTCATCAATGCGTTGATTCCACTCAGCAACCCACCCCGGATCGCGGCCCGAGTAGTCGATGCCCGGGAAGGCGACCCGCTTCACGCCCGCCTTCCCCGCGGCCTCCATACAGTTCGGACAGCAGGGGAAAGAAGTATAGAGCGTGAAGCCAGTCGCAGGCGAGCCCAGAAAGTTGAGTGCGTTGACCTCTGCGTGAACAACGTGCTGGTATTTGTACCCGCGGTCAGCGTACAACTCCGGCGAGTCATCGTGCCCGGGCGGGAAGCCGTTGAACCCGGTCGAAGCCACGCTGTTGTTGGGCCGAACCAGGACGGCTCCGACCTTCGTGGAAGGGTCCTTGCTCCAGCCCGCGACGTGTTGGGCCAGCCCAACATAGCGGCGGTCCCAGCGGTCTTGACGTTCGCTCATTTCACCTCCTCCCCCTTCAGCAAAACCTTCTGGGCGACGTTCCCGAGGAAGTAACCGCCCAGCAGGAGCCAGGTCAAGGACTCGAAGGCGTCCACCGGCAACTTGCCCACGTACAGGAGCCAGACCAGGACCGCCTCCCAGATCATCGCCGCCCAGAACTTCCGGGAGGTCCAGCGCACGGCGATGTCGTTCATATCAGCCCCTTCTCGTTGGCGATCCACTCGGTGACGGTCATGGTCGCTGTGCGGCCCTTCTTCTCGACCGCGCGGACCTGTGACTTGGGCATCCAGACTTCCTCCTCACCGCCGTGGTCGATGAGGTATGCCTTGTCTGTCTCGCGCTTGATGACCACTTCGAGGTCCACGGTGTTGTCGTTGCTGCGGCGCATATCGTTCTCCAGGGGTTCGCCCCGGACTTCCTCCGGGGTCAAGCGGGTACACTTTGCGCAGCGTGCGTCCGCAAACAAGTAAGTGACCTGCGCGTCACATTGATAGCAGAACTTCATGATGGTGGGTTCCCGTCCCAGCCCATGGAATGACCCCAGCTCTGCCCAATCTCCACGTCCACCTTTGACGGGAGTTCGAGCGGCGTACACGTTCGCATGATGTGGGCGGCTTCCGCGGCCTCCTTCATGTCGTGTACGCTGAAGGCGATCTCATCGTGGACCTGGATGATGATGTCCAGTCCGGCTTCCGCGCAGGCCACCATCGCCATCTTTGTCTGGTCCGCGGAGGAGCCCTGAATCAGCCGGTTCAGTCCCTTGTGGGTCCAGTCATAGTTCCCGTCCTTGTCCTTCGGGAAGCGGCAACGGCGACCGCTCAGGGTCGTGATGTAGCCCACGGCCTTCGCCCGGGCTTCGCAAGCCTTCGCCAGCTTCTTGATGAACGGCACCTTGTGGTCGAAGGTGTCCAGGAGGGCCTGACCCTCCGGCCCTGCGGCCTCGAACCTCCGCGCCCCTTCCGCGACCAGGCGCTGACCCTCCGGGCTGTTCACGTCGAACAGCTGGAAGCGGGGGCCGCGCACGGCCATCATAGTCGGGAGCCCGAGCTTGCGGCACATCTTCGCCCCACCCATCCCGTAGGACAGGCCCAGGTAGATTTCCTTGGCGTCCTTGCGCTTGATCCCCGCCATGTCCGCCATCATCTGGTGGTTGTCGGTGTTCGGGTCGTTGCGGTACTTGTCCCGGGCTTCGATAGCGGACAGCCAGGCTTGGTGCCCAATCAGGTCCTTCGCCAAGCAGGCGTAGTGGACCGCCATGCGCGGCTCCTGCTGGCTGTAGTCGTTGGACGCCCAGTGTTGGCCTTCCTCCGGGAGGTAGATGGCCCGCCACATCATGGCGAACTCATCCCGAGCCGGTTGCTGCTGGAGGTTCGGGTGTTCGCTGGACAGTCGCCCGTAGGCAGCGCCCGCGGTCCCGTCGCTTTCGTCATCCTTCTGGCGGCGGAGCTGGTTGAACGTCCCGTGGAGGCGACCGTTCACCATGTGGTCCCGGACGGAGCTGGCGAAGGTCGTGCGCAGCTTGTTCACCTTCCGGGCGCGTTCGAGGAGGTCCGCCACGGGGTGGTCGATTGAGCCCAGCAGCTCCTTGTCGATGTTGGGCTTGCCCTGGGAGGTCTTGTTCAGCTTGATGCCGATGTGTTCAAGGGCGGGGGCGATCACCTCCGGCTTCCAGACATCGCCCACGGCGATCCGGTGGCCGGTGATCGACCGGACTTGGGCCAGGGCCTCCGTCTCCTTCTCCAGCGCCCAACGCTCAATCATGTCCAGGCGGTCGCAGTCGATTCGGACGCCCCGGCGGCGAAGGCCCGTGAGGATCGGGAGCAGCTTGGACTCCAGATTGTACACGCCCCAGAGGTCCTGATCATCAATCTCCCGCTCCTGACGGCGGAGGATGTTCAGAGGCAGGCGCGTGTCCTCCTCCGCGTACTTCCCGACAAACTTGGCCGGGAGCATCCACATGTCCTTCTTCGGGTCAATCCCATAATCGACCGCGGCGGCGCGCAGCAGGGCTTCGTCCTTGCCGTGGAAGCCCCACCGCTCCGCGATAGCTTGCATGCTGTAGCTGTCGTGGAGTTCGCAGATCAGCGGGTCAGCGATCTGGATGTCACGGAAGTAGCGGACCCGCTCGAACTCGATGCCGTCCCCGGCGAGGAAGTCCAGGTCATACGGGAGGTTGGCCCCCACGAGGTCGCCGGTGAACACCTTTGCCTGGGCGCGGAGGTAGGCCAGCACGCCCTCCAGCGGGAGGTTGCCCCCGCCTTCGTGTCTGATGGGCAAGTACCCGCCCGGGCCGTCCTCGATTGCGAAGCTGATGCCGGTGATGTAGCTGTTCGGGCGACGGCCCGCCCCCGGTCCGAGTTTGCGCAGGTCCGGGTCCCGCGTCTCGCAGTCGATGGCGACCCGCTTGGCCCCCTCCCACGAGGGGAGGGTGTTGAGGTCCGGGGCCACCCAGTCGCTGGAGACGGTCGTGAACAGGGGTGGTTGGAGGTATGACATCAGGCTCCGACCTCCTCAATCATCTTGCGCAGGAGGTTCAGGGCCGCGGTCAGCTCCGGGTCGGACTCCCAGAAGGTGAGGATGCGGACCACTTCGGCTTCGTCCTCCGTCAGCCCGTTCGCGGCGGCGAAGGCGTCCGGGGTAATGACCACGGGGGCGGAGCGGGGCAGCAGGACCCCGTTGCGGTACAGGTCCTGGACCTTCTCCACGTAGTGGATCGCCTTCTCAAGGTCCTGGCGCGGGTCCTCGTGCTTCTTGCGGTTGCGGGTCGCGTACTTGGTCGCGCAGCCTTCGGTGTAGCGGAGGCCGTTCAGCTCCACGTAGTCCCAGTGTTGAACGGGCGAGCGGTAGTGCTCACCGCCCACTTGCTTTTCGTTCACGCTCATCTTGTAACTCCTTCGTCAGTTCCCGGAGCCGGAGTGTCTGCTGACGGTACAAGTACCCAAAACACCCGTGCTCCCCGTTCATCATATCTGTATGGACCTTGCGGAGGTGCGCAGCGAGTTCTTCCACCGTGTCGAAGGCGTAGAACTTCAGCTGCGGGTCCTCCGCCCAATCACGTCGCAGCTTCTCCAAGTCCATCGCGCACCACCTCCTCGAAGAAGTCCGAGAGACGGCGATGCGGCTGGTGCTTCGCTGCCACGTAGAAGGCACGGACGGGTTCGGGCAGGCTACCCTCCAGGCCCCGCTTCTCCGTCACCGCCTCGCATGCCCTCCGCATGGCCGTGACCGCTTCGTTGCCCAGGGCTTCTTCCTCCCGGCACCACAGCCACAGTTCGAGGGTGTCCACGGCCTTCAACCAGTCCTCCTCGTCAGGGAGAAGGCCCGGGAGCAGGCCCAGGGTCGCCAGCACGCGGCGTTCCGCCTCCTCATACACCTTCCCGAGTTCGGAGTTGGTCCACTTCGCCGGGGCCGGGATGTCGCCCAACCAACGCTCCGCGCAGTCGTGCCACTGGACCGCCTTGATCAGGTTCAGCGACGGGTGCGGGTGGAGCAGCAGCAGAAGGCTCACGGCCCCGTAGCTGTGCTGGGCGATGTTGTACTGACCATGGTGCGGGACGATGTGGCACCGGCGGACCGTCCCGGCCTCCCGGGTCGCGGCGATCCGGGTCAGGAGCGGGCGGGCGGCGCGGCGGTTCAGCTCCTCCGCCTCGCGCTCCTCGTCATGAATCTTGCTCATCAGGCTTCCCATTGTTCCGTCTCCTCACTCATACGCCACGCCATCGTCCATCGCCCGGGCCTTGCGGGCCTCGAAGGCGGCGCGGCGGCGTTCGATCCACTCCACCCCGGCCAGCTTCCAGTCGGTGGCGGCGACGTTGTCCAGCTCCGCCAAGGCGGCGTCAAAGCGGGAGGGGTTGGAGGTCTGCTTGAAAGCCTTGTGGGCCTTCAGCATCGGGATCGCCACGCGACGGAAGAACGGGTCACGGAAGCCCACGGCGTCCGGCTCGCTCAGGAACATCATCAGCTCCTGGTTCCACTCCTCCGGGTCCGTGGACATCAGCGGGTACGGCTCCGCGATCCCGGCGGCGTAGGGGTCGGGCGTCTCCTTCCCGGTCATCGGGTTGGCGGCGAGGTCCGCGAGCGGGGCGACCTTGTCCAGCACCTCCTCATAGGCGTGGAAGTTGGCGCTGACTTGGCGGTAGATGCCTTGTTCAACCCCGACACTCCGGGCGACGTACTCATGGAGGTAGCTGAAGTGGACCGCGTTGGCCCCGTAGGCTCCCCAGATCAGGTCGTTGGAGCGGTTGGTCACGGTCATGTCCAGGCGACCGTCGCAGGCGATCTGGAAGATGGCCTGAAGGTTGCAGGGGAGGTCCTTGCCTTGGCGGCCCAGGTCCGCGTCCGCGTCCCACATCGACAGGACCTGGCGGCGGTCATCGCGGTTCGCCTTCAGGGCGGCGATGATCTTGGGCAGCTGGTCCTCGAAGAAGTGCTGGCGCCAGCGGAAGCCGTAGGCCCCGTGGAAGGTCAGGCCGTCATCCGAGTAGCTGCGCATGCGATCCACGAAGCGGGCGACGTACTCCACGTCATTGCGTCCGCCCAGCATCCAGAGGCTTTCCATCAGGTGGAAGAAGGGGTTGGCGTCCCGTTCCGCCCAGAACAGCACGCGCTCCGCCGGGCGGAGGTACACGGTGGTGACGGGTTCCGGGAACATGAACACGGGGCCGTTGCGCGAGTCGCGGCGGACGCCCTCGAAGGACAGTTGATACAGGGCCTCCGGGAGGGCCTGTTGTACGTTGCGGGTCTTGATGACTTTCATTTCTTGTTGAACTCCACGAAGATGACGTTGCCGGTCCGGCGAAGGACGCGGGGGCGAGGGAGCCAGACCAGCCACCAGCTCCAGTACCACCAGAACGGCGAGAAGATCATGGCCCCCTCCTGTTAAGCCGAAGCGGTCTGCGGCGGAAGGCCCAGGCGGGCGTTCAGGTCCTGGATCGGCAGTGCGATAGCCCGGGACGGCGATTCAACCGCGAAGGGGCGGGCGAACTGCTCCACCTCCGGCCAGACCTGAATCAGCTTGTTGACCGTGGTCACGCTTTCGAGGACGGCCCAGGCTCCGGTCTTGGCCTCCTCGCGCTCGCGCTTGAACTGGGCGCGGTCCTTCAGGTAGGTGCGCAGCTTCTCGCTCAGGGGGTGGTCCGCTTCATAGACCTTCCCCGGGTTCGAGGCCCAGCAGTCAGCGACCCGCTTGCGCCCCGGGAGGTCCAGCGAGTGGTAGGACTCCCCGACCACCTGGACGCGGATGTTGCTGCGGACTTCGAGGAAGCCGTTGGGCAGGGCGTCCATGTGGGCACGGATCGCCTCCGGGTACAGGTCGTTGTAGAACTCCAGCGCCAGCTCCTTCTCGCGGGCGTCCAGGGCCTTCTCGCGGTCGGAGAAGGAGTGGGCGAGGATCGCGTCACGGACCTGCTCGCGGATGTAATTGGACAGACGTACAGCCATGATGGTTTCTCCATTTCGTTGGTGCCGCCGGAATGGTCCGGCGGCGGGTTTCGATCAGGCGAGGGTGGTTGCCTTGCGCCAGTCATACTTCGAGCGCATCTTGCCTTCGTTCAGGCGCACGCGCTCATACTTGTCGAACTCGCACAGCGTGTGTTCGATGTCCCGGGCCTCGAACCGCGGCCCCACGTGCGGGCTCCCGAGCTGCGGCGGTCCGAAGGTTTCGTTGAAGCCCCGGGCGTCCAGGGCGTTCAGCTCCTGCATCAGCTCGATCATTTCCGCGTTCGTCTGCTCCGGGCGGGGCTTCGCGGCGAGGTCGCGCCCATACAGGCGGTTGAGCCCGCGGATCGCCCCGGGACCGGCGTTGGCCCAAGTCCAGATGTCCGGGGCGTTGCGCAGGTAGCGGGTGTGGCGGAGGTCGGTCACCACCTCATAGGCCATGAACGGACCCCAGCCGATGTAGCGGCGCTGCTGGAACTTCTCCCAGACGGTTTCGAGCCGGTTGAAGGCCCGGAGGACGCCCGGAGTGGTTTCCAGCATCCGCTGCCATTCCTCGCGGTCCTCCCAGAGACGGCCCAGGACAATCTCCGCGATGTAGCGGTGCTTGGTCCAGCTGTACCACTCCTTGGAGGGGTCGGACTCCGCGCGGATCATGTAGGCTCCGGTGTACACCTTGTTGCCCGCAGCGGCGTAGTCCTCCAGGGCCTTCGTCAGCTTCGCGGGCTCGAAGCCCTCCTCATCGGGCCAGGTTCCCGGCTCCGCTTCGTCCATCAGGTAGCGGAGAGTGTCCGGCCAGTTGATGTAGCGGGCGATGGCGAGCATGAACCAAAGGTGCGGGTGGTCCGCGTAGGGCTGGCGGATGTTCTGGTCAATCCAGATCGTCACGGTGTCCAGCTCGCGGAAGATGTTACAGAACCGCCCATCACGCAGAACCGGGTCCGCGGTCCAGGGGCCGGGCTTCCCAGCCTTGCGGTCCAAGTAGATGTCGTGACGGGCCTTCATGAAGGCGGCGATGTCGTTGATGCGTGGGGTGGTCATAGTCGGGGTCCTCAGCCCAAGTTCTCGATGACGGCCTTGATGTCCTTCAGGGCCGTCTCCCAGTGGATGTCGCGGACCGTCTCGCCGTCCGCCAGGGCCTTCTCGCGGACCCGGGCGATGGTGCGGTGCTTGTCGGCCACCTGGTCCTCCTTGATGGGCTTCCCGCCGTTGCGCTCCTGGATGCGCTTCAGGCAGACTTCGAGCGGCGTGTCCAGGAAGGCCCAGATCATCCCGCCGTTCGCCTTCGACCACTCCTGCCACGGACCGTAGATGGTACTGACCACCACGCCCTCGAACAGGACCGCCTTCACGTCCGGGTCGCGCCCAACCAGCTCCGCGACGGCCTTGGCCGCGGCTTGGGTCTTGATCCGGTCCAGACCGGCGGTGGTCGCTCCGGCGGCGGCGGGGGTGTAGTCCCCGATGATGGCGATGCCGTCCGGGGCATACGTCACCGGGATCGGCTTGTGGTCCGGGACGATGACGTTGATGACGCGGCAAAGCGGATCGCGGGCCAGGCAGCGCAGCAGGGTGGTCTTGCCGGAGCCGTTACAGCCCCGCACGTTGATGTACTTCATCTTGGTTCTCCATTTCAGTTGAAAACGGCGGAGCCGGAGCCCCGCCCGGGTTGCTCAGTCAATCTGCGTGATCGGGATGATCTTGCGCTCGCCGCCGTCCTCCTCCGGCGGGGTCGGTTCCACGATCTTCTTGAAGTCGGGCGAGCGCAGAGCCTTCGCCGCCCCGAACAGTTCCGAACCGCAGCGGGGCTTGCCCTCGTTGTCGTCCGCGCAGTGGAGACAGCCGGTGGGGGCGCACTCCTTGACCTCCTGGAAGGGCTGGCCCAGATCGGTCCGGGTGAACATCGGGACGCGCTGGCCGTGGCACTGGTCCGCGGTGATCATTTCACGGCCCATAGAAAGCCAGGCCGGTTCGCCGGTTCCGGGCTTCCCGCGGCGGTACTCATAGCACGTCGCGTAGGTCATGCCCAGCTCCGTCGCCCACTTCCGGTACAGCTGGTGGGCTTCGACCCGGTACGGCTCCGCGATGGTCTTTTGGGCTCCGGCCTGGTTCTCCGTGAACAGGTCCGTGAAGGCTTTGGTGCGCTCCGGGCCGAACCGCTTGTGGAGACGTTCGATCATCGCCGGAGCCCAGCTGTAGCCCGCTTCCACAAACTTCACGATCACGTGGTTGTTGCCGACCGCGGCCAGGCGCTCGAACAGGTGGCGGATGTCGTCATGGGTGACGATCCCCGGGACCACCGGATTCACCTGAATGGACGTGTAGATGCCCTGACGGCGCAGCTCCGCGATTTCGTCAATATGGTCCTGGAGGGAAATGGCCCCGGGGGACAGCTTGTGCCAGTCGCGGTCGTTGCCGGTGTTCAGCGACTTCTGGGCGTAGCTGTAGGGGTTCCGCTTCAGGAGGTCGATGGCCCAGGACGGGTAGCTGAGACGGCTCAGGAAGAAGATGGGCAGGCCCAACTCCACGAAGGCTTCCGCCCCGCGCTGGGTGTTGTGGTACACGTCCTCAATCGGCAGGAAGGGGTCCGTGAAGCTGGAGAAGTAGCCCGCGGCGGAGGTCCGGGACTTCGAGAGCATGTTGCGGACCTGCTCGCCGTAGTTCACCGGGACGCTGATGAGGCCGGTGCCGCGGTAGCCCCGGAACCCGCTGTTGACGTAGCAGAAGGCGCAACCCACGGTGCAGTAGCCCCCATAAGGCTCCGTCAGGATCGCCTCGCTGAAGCAGGGGCGGGCGCGGGAGCCTCGCTTGTCGTTGTGCTTGTCCTGGTACCAGCCCTGAAGGGGCTTGGCGTTCGGGATGCGGATGTGCGGGAGGTAGGTGACGTCATTGAAGCCAAGATACACCTTGACCTCCTTCTTGTCTTCATCCTTCGCGTTGCGGACCATCCCCACCTTCGCCATGCGGAACTTCGCGCGCATGCCGGTCAGCGGGTCATCCTCCTCCTCGATTGGGCCCAGGAACTCCCGTTGGTTCGGGTCCGGGCGCATGAAATACTTGTAAGCCTCCTGAGCGGCTTCGCCGGTTTCTTCATTCAGCCATGCTGCGTGGTCCATAGTTCAACTCCTCATCTATTGCGAAAAAGTCTAGTGCCTTACCCGGAAGAAGTAAAGCACTATGAATTGGGTCACTCCCCGATGTTCCAGAACACGATGGGGCGTGGATGGACGGAAGCCAGGTTGAGCGGGTCACTCAGCCACTTCCAAGCCTTCAGATCATAGAACGGGTTGCAGGGGAACGGGGCGGAGGCGTCCCGGGCCGCGTCCGCGTACCCGTAGCCCTCGTCAATGAACTTGATCCGGTCGCCCAAGGTCAGACCCGCGGCCTTCTCGATGTACTCCCGGGTGGCGTCCTGGCTCCGCGAGTATCCCATGTGGAGGATGACGTTGTAGTTGCGGAGCAGGCCCGCCTCCTCGAAGCCCTTGAGCACCCCGGCGGCGACCGTCCCCGAGCTGATACTGATGACCAGGGTCCCGGAGTCCGGGAGGTGCGGGGCGGTGCGGACGGCCTCCGCGGCGTTCTCCGTGATCGACTCCGGGAGCTTCAGGGCGTTCGGCATCAGGTAGCTGTCGTGGTAGTTCTCCCGCAGGTGCTTCTTGGCCGTATGGTACAGGATCGCGGAGCGGCCCGCCGGGATGTCCACGAGGTCCGCCCCGAGCTGGCGAGCGTGCTGCTGTTGGACGCGCGGGGCGTCCGCGGCCCCGTCGCGCTTGAAGCGGGGCCAGTAGTCCACGGCCTGTTTCCCGAGCTGCTGGCAGACGTAGGCGACCGCCCAGCCCGCCTTCGAGTGGTACGTGTCCAGACAGCCGATGGTGGTCTCAGGCCGGTTCTTGATATGGGCGACAACTCCGCGAATCTTGCTGAAGGACGGACCCGGGAGCGGGGCGCACAGGTCCTCCCGCTTCACGAGGATCGGGACCCCGTTGAGCTCATAGGTTTCGACCGGGGTGTTGTTGACGATCATCTCACTGCTCCTTGGGCATGTGGTTGAGGAAGGCGCGGGCGGCGGAACAGCGACCTGCCCAGGGTTCGAGGCCGGTGTTGATCTCGCGGATGTCATTCCAGAGCGGGTAGTGCCCATTCATGTGAGACTTCCACTTACACAGGACCGTCTCCACCTCCTGGATGTTCACGGGGCGGTCGCCCAGGGGTGGAGCGGCGAGGTCAGCGAACCGCCCAATCAGGTAGTCCGCGACCCCGGACAGGATCGCCTCGCGCTTGGGCTTCGCGTTCTCCGGGTACTTGTGAGCCTCGCGCTGCTCCCACAGCATCATCGCGGCCTTCTCCGGGTCCTTGAACATGAACACGGCGGCGTTGTCGAAGTCCACCGGGACTTCCATCACCCGGTCCATCATGTCCGCGATCTTGAACCCGATCCACGGACCGAAGCCGTTGTGCTCCTGGGCGCGGGCGGAGACGGTCTTGAAGGGCAGGCGCTCATCCTCCGTCGCCCGGGCTCCCACGTACAGGGCGACGTTCTCCGGGCGGTCGCCGTAGCGGGCCTGGAGGGCGGTGACGGAGTCAACGGCGATCTTCGCCCGGTAGTGGCGGCGCTCATGCCCACGAGGCCAGCGACCCCCGGCGGGCGTCTCCTCCTCGTTGCGGGCCGCGACCATCATCCAGTGCCAGAACTCCTCGCCCTCCTTCTCACTCAGGAAGGAGGCGACCCCGGCGTGATAATAGCACCAATATCCGAGGAGCCAACGGCAGAGCTGGGGCACGGAGAAGTCGCCCGCGGACTCCGCCCGAATCAGGGCCGTGTAGATGGGGTCCAGATCGCCGGTGGTGATCAGGTGTCGGCCAAACGTCTCGATGTCCAGCCGGTGGTAGTTTCTGCTCATAATCTTTTCTCACAAGAATGCGTGACTGATTTTCCCGCTCAGGTCCTTCAGGATGTCCCGATCAGAGAATTGGCGACTGAAGGAAGGCTCCATGCGGACTTCTTTGTTGACATGAATACGGGAATGGACCGTCAGCCACTTGCTGTCGCCGTCCTCCGTGATCACCACGTGAATCCACGGAGGTAGCTTGAAGGGCTCCATTCTGTATCCCCGCTCCGCCGGGTACTCCACCCGGCGGATCAGGTAGTCATAGGTGCGCTCCGAGGCTCCCATGACCCTTGCCTCAGTCAACCAGGCGGGTCTGGCGGGCGTCAGCCTTCGGGGCGGACTTCAGCGGCTTGTGGGCCGGGATCGCGTGGCCTTCCGGGACCACGATGTGGAACCGCTCAGTGCCGTCCGCGGCGAAGGCGGAGCGGACCCCGTAGCCCTTCAGCTTCATGTCCCAGCCGAAGCCGGAGCGCACGGTGGCTTCGGTCCAGGGCTTGTTGCCGCCACTCAGGGCTTCGATCAGTTCAGCCATGGTCGCACCGTTCGGGCGGGACAGCATGTCCAGGAGCATGGCCTGCTTCGAGCCCTCGCGGCAGGGGATCGGGGCGTGGCCCGGGGCGGCCAGGTTGGTGCCGCGCGGGGCGCGGGCCTTCTTCTCCTCCGCGGACTTCGGAGCCTTCTGGGCCTTCGGAGCAGCGACGGGGGCGGGGGTTGCGGTTTCGTTCACGGTTTCGACCTTCTGGGGTTCGGCCTGCGCCTCAGCCTCAACTTCCGGGTGCGCTTCGGCATAACGCTGAAGCATCTTCCAGGTGCGGGCAATGGCAGTGGTCTTGTCGGCAAAGCGGCGGACGTTCGGGACGGACTCGCCGTTGCGGAAGGTGCCGATGACTTCGTTGTACAGCTCGACCAGGGCCGGGCCGGACAGCTCGCTCAGGGAGGCTTCGGTGTAGGCGACGTTGTTGAAGTTGATGGCGTTCATGGTAGGCTCCTTTTCTGGGGTTGAGGTGCGATCTTGTTCGACCGTGAGAGAATCTTAACCCCAGCCCCCGAAGAAGTAAAGTGGTTTGACTAAACTTTTTCAGGTCCCGGTCCGAAGGCCAACAACCGTTGGACGGCGGAGGGCGAACCGTTGTACAACTTCTTCCCAGAAGGCCCGGGCGGCGTCCTCGTGCCCCGGCTTCCTGTACCAATGGTTGCGCCCCGAGGTGTGCGGAACCACAGCGACCTCGAAGCCCCAGCGATCGTCCGCAAACCACTGGTGGAAGTCCAGGTGCTGGGCCGGATAGCCGAAAGCCTCCGCGACGTTCCGCCCAACGAGGATGACGTGCCGACCGCCCAACAAGGGCTTCATCGCGGCTGCGGCAATCCCCGCGTCCCGGGCGGGCCACTTGTCGTCCCGCTTCCAGCGCCCCGGGAAGGTGTGGAGCAGGTTGGTGCGGTCGAAGGTCTTGAGGTAGTCCTTGGGCGATAGGCCCGCCAGCTCCGCCAGACGCCCTCCCGCGGAGGACCGCGGGAGGGGAGCCAGGGGCCGGTCGGGGTCCGTGTTAGGTCCGGGCGCTTGGCCGATGAGTAGGGGCTTGTTCATTCTGGGGTTCCTCCATTTCTTCTTGCGTGACGTTCAGGTTGATGGTCCGCTCCGGGACCGGGATGGCCCATTCAGCAAGGCGCATCCCGGTCATGAGGAGGAACCCGGCGGCGATCAGCAAGACCGCCTTCAGGCTCAGTTCTTTCACTCGCACTCCCTCCGTCCGGTGGCCGGGTCGATGCGGCACTGGCTTGCCGGCTCCTCCGCCGGGGCGTCCGCTTCGGGCTCGCCGCCGTCATCCTTCACCACGAGGATGCCCGACCGCTTCCCGCCCAGGCGGAAGGTCGTGCAGCCCTTCGCCCCGCCTTCCCAGGCGCTCACATACACGTTCTTGAAGTCCTCCCAGCTGATGTCGGAAGGCACGTTGCAGGTCTTGCTCACCGCGGAATCGACCCGCTGGGCGGCGACGGTCAGGGCGGCGACGTGTTCCTGGACGGTGACGCGGGAGCAAGCCTTGCCGCGGACCCCGAACACGCGGGCACCGTAGTCCTCCACCGTCTCCACCCGCGGGCCGCTGAACTCGATCACGGTGCGGTCGAAGCTGTAGGCGAACACCGGCTCAATCCCGGAGCTGACGTTGTCGGCGCACAGGCTGATGGTCCCGGTCGGGGCGATGGAAGTGAGGTGGGAGTTGCGGATGCCGTATTTGGCGATGGCGTCCCGCACGTCCTCGCGGAGGGTCTTGATGAACTGGCCCTGCAGGTACTTGTCCTTGTCGAACTTCGGGAAGGAGCCCTTGACCTTGGCGATGTGGGCGCTGGCCAGGTAGGACTCATCACGCAGCGTGTCCAGCACCTCCGCCTCGAAGGCGAGGAAGGCGGGCGAACCGTACTCATGGCCCAGGGCTTCGGCAGCGTTGGCCAGGCCGGTGATCCCGAGGCCCATGCGGCGCTTGTCCTTGGCTTCCTGCTTCTGCTGCGGCAGCGGGTAGATCGCGCGATCAACCACGTTGTCCATCGCGCGGACCACCTGCGGGATGTCCTCGCGGTACTGGTCCCAGTCGAAGGCGTAGCGGCCCGCCCCGTCCTTGAAGATGTACTTGACCAGGTTGAAGGAGCCCAGGAGGCAGGCACCGTAGGGCGGGAGGGGTTGCTCACCGCAGGGGTTCGTGGCGGCGATGGTCTCGCAGTACCAGAGGTTGTTCATGCGGTTGATCGCGTCGATGAACAGCACGCCCGGCTCCGCCCAATCCCAGGTCCCGCGCATGATCGCGTCCCACAGCGCCCGGGCGTCCACTTCGCGGTAGGTCCGGCCCTCGAAGGTGAGGGGGAACGGCTCGCCGGAGGCGACGCACTCCATGAACTTGTCGGTGATGGCGACGGAGACGTTGAAGCCGGTCAGCTTCAGGGTCTGCTGAAGGGACATGACCAACTGCTGCTTCTGGGCTCCTTCCGGGAGTTCGGCCACGAGGTCCCAGAGCGGCTGAACGTCCTTCCCGGGTTGCTTGGCGTGAATGAACTCCTCGATGTCGGGATGGTCCACGCGCATCACCCCCATCTGGGCTCCGCGGCGATGGCCGGAGGAGGCGACGCACTTGCAGATCGCGTCGAAGATGTGCATGAAGCTGATGGGGCCGGAGGAGTGGGACTGGAGCTTGCGGATCAGGTCGCCGCGAGGACGGAGGGTGCTGAAGTCATAGCCGATCCCGCCGCCCATCCGCATCGTGGCTGCGGCTTCCGCGGCCCGGACCATGATGGAGCCTTCGCCGTCCACGAAGCTGTCGTTGATCGTCCCGGAGACATAGCAGTTGTAGGGTGTGACTTGGCGGGTGGAGCCCATCGCGGACTGGATGCGGCCCGCCGGGAGGAAGCGCATGCCCAGGAGGGCGTCCCGGAAGTCCGCGAAGTGCTGGTCATCGTCCTTCAGGGCCGCGGCGATCCGGTTCATGGCCTCGCGGAAGGACTCGCCGCTGCCGCGGTACTTCTGGGCGTGTAGTTCTTGTGAGTAGGGTACTTGAGGACCGTGCATTTTGCGAGTCTCCTTGAAGGGTTGAGGGCTTTCTATCATATCGTTGCTCCTGTTCTTGGGCTACATCATAACGAGGTCGATGCGTTCCGCGGCCCGGGTAATGGCGGTGTACAACCATTCCTTCCGGTCCTTCCCGTACCACTCGTCAAACAGCAGGACGTTGTTCCACTGGGAGCCCTGCGACTTGTGGACGGTGAGCGCATAGCCATAGTCGAACTCCTCCGCGTCCTTCCGCTCCCAATACTCCGGCTTGTTGCCGTGGAAGTAGTGGGGGTGGGCGCTGACTTCGACCTTCGCGCCGTCCTCGCCTTCGATGTCCATGATGACATAGTCGCCGTCGAAGATCGTGTCACGGCGGACCTTCCAGAGCTGGCCGTTGAGCAGGCCCACCTCGTGGTTGTTGCGGAGGCACACCAGCTTGTCGCCTTCCTGGGGCAGGGCGTTCGTCCGCCCGAGGAGTTCCCGGGCACGTCCGTTGCTCGTGATTCTCGTGGCGTTCCTGCCAACGAGGAGCTGGTCAGTGGACAGTACCATGTCCCGGAGTTCTTCGCGTGGCAGGCGGCCATAGGGAATCACGCGGCTGGCACCGTAGTCGCCGGGGCGGAGCACGCGGCCCTCGCGGACCTCCTTGGACATCCAGATGATCGGGTTGTCCTGGGCCTGGCGGTGAATCTCCGTGAGCAGGATGTCGGGCTTGTTCTTGAAGAAGGGGGTGCCGCCCACGGGCGGGAGCTGTCCGGGATCGCCCAGGGCGAGGATCGGGCAACCGAAGCTAAGCAAGTCCTCCCCCATCTGCTCGTCAATCATGGAGTATTCATCCACCACGAGCAGCGCGGCCTCGAACAGGGGCGACTCCGTGTTGAGCTGGAACATCGGGCGGGCGAGGTTGATCTGCTCCGCCTTGATCGCCGCATCGACCTTCTCCACGAGGGTTTCCGGGACGGGCTTGTGGGTGAGCAGTCGCGCCCGCTCCGCTTGGAGTTCCTTCAGGCGCTGCTGCGACTTGTCCTTGGGCGTGTAGATGAGCTTGTGAATGGTACTCACGTTGGTCGCCCCGGACTTCGTGAGGACGTGAGCGGCCTTGCCGGTATAGGCGGCGAAGTACACGGGACCGTTGACGGTCGCGGCGAGGTGTTTGGCCAGGGTGGTCTTGCCGGTTCCGGCGTACCCGGCGAGCTGGAACACGGGCTTGTCCCGGGTCTTGAGCCAACGCCCAACCCGGTCCAGCGCGGTCTGCTGTTGCGGACTCCACATGATGATCGTTCTCCGTTTCTGATGAAAAGAAGGGGGCCACGAAGGCCCCCTGAAGGTACGGCCCGAGGGGGCGGGCCGTCCGGGTCGGTCCTCCCGGTAGATCAGAACACCGGCTTGCCGCCGCCTGCGCCCTGGGCTTCTTCGTCCGCGGAGCCCGGAGCCTGCGACTCATAGGCGGCGCGGGCCTTGCCCTGCTCGATCATCGACTTGATGTTCACAGCGGCCTGGAACAGCGGGTCATCGGGCAGGAGGCGAGCCTGTTGGGCGTTCTCGCCGTCGAAGGCGATGGCGTCCCAGTTGAAGAACTGGCCCTTGTTGTTCTTCTCGCTCACGGTCTTGAGGCGGTAGCGGTGGGCGAACAGCGGAGCCGGAATGCGGCGACCGTCCGGCAGCGGAATCTGGATGGTCTTGGCCTTGGTCATCCAGCCCTTGTACTTCTTGATCTTGGTGGAGCTGAAGGCCAGGACCGCTTCCGAGGCGTTGCCGTCATCATCCAGCGCGATGCCGTACACATAGAAGGTTTCGATCAGCTCGTTGCCGTCCGGGGTGCTGTACTTGCCATACTCCGAGGACGCTGCCTTGGCGTGGTTCACCAGATCGCTGTTGACTTCGTGGATGCCCACGAAACCGCCGCCCGCATCGCGGGGCTTCCACTCCACGTACACGTGCTGGGTGGTCGCCGGGACGAAGGCAATGCCCTTCTTGCCGTCCCAGACTTCGCCGGTCACGGTGTTCAGGATCATGCCCTGGCGCAGGCTGTCGTTCTCCTGGAGCTGCGGGCTGAGGGCCTGAAGAATCTGGAGGAACGGGATGCTGTAGTCATCGCTGGTCTGGTTCTCGAAACCCGCGCCCGCGTAGTCGGCATATGCGCCATACTCCGCCATTGCGGTGTTCTGTTCCTTCACTGCGACATCGGTGGTCTTGCTATCGGTCTTGGCCATGATAGGCTCCTTTGGTTCAATGTGAGCGGGTCGATTGGGCCCCCGGTCGAATAGCCCCTGCCGTCTCACCGGCTGTACCCGCTGTCACCCGCGGGGCGGTTCGGTTGGGAGGAAGGCCCGGGGCCGTCCTCCGGCATTCTGGTCACACTTCGATCTTGGACACGCGCTGACGATGGACCCCGAACAGGTCCAGGGGGACTTCCTCGCCTTCACGCAGCTTCTCGCGGACGAAAGCGGCAAGGGTCGAAGGATGGACGCTGGCGTTGTCGTCCACCTCGAACTCGTCCGCGAGACGCTGGCGCAGTTCGTCAGCCTTCTCGTCCTCGCCCTTGCCGAAGGCGACGGCGACCACGCGCTTGATCATCGCGGCGTGGCCGTTCTGCTTGAGCCAGGCGAAGGCGAGCGGGGCCTTGGCCTTCGGGATGCTGGCGCGGATCGTCTCATCAATCTTGATCTTCAGGCCGGTGGTGGTCTTGAACTCGCCAATGCCGATCTGGTCCATGAGTTCGGGCACCTGGCGCTCCGCGATGTCGCGGAGTTCTTCGCGGGCCTTGTTGAGTTGGGCTTCGAGGTCTGCGACCTTCAACTGGGCAGCGGCCTGTTGTTCGGCCAGCTGAGTGAGTTGGCTCAGTTCGCCACCGGCGGTCTGAGGTTGGACATAGTCCAGGTATGCGTTTTCGCTTGACATGTGATTCTCCGTTTCTTCGGTGAGGGGGTATCCCAATCACGCTGAAGAAGTATAGCCGGTCAATCGGAAGAAGTAAAGAGGCCCGAGGCGTCCACCGCGATGTAGCGTTGGTCCTTGCCGCTCCACTGGAGCAGGGACACGTCCCCGTCATTGGCGTCCGCGGCGATGGCGACGGCGAACCCGATCAGGACCGGATTGCCCACGAGCAGGAGGTGGTCCCCCGGCCCGAAGTCGGCCAGCTTCTCCTTCAGCTCATCAATGATCGGCTCCGGGCGGAAGGGGGCCGCGGTCGGGCTGAGCAAGTACACCAGCTCACCGAACTCCTCCGCCGGGGCGAGGTTGAATTTGGGCTCGAACCGCTGCTTGTCGCGGTCCCAGCGGTGTTGGTTCTGTACAACAAATACACGGCTCATAGTAGTCTCACAACCAGTCTTTGAGGCGGTCGCCGGTGATCTGGCTCGCCACGTTGAATTTGTTCCTCAACGCTTCCACCACCTTCTCATCCACGGAGTCCTCAGCCACGAGGTCGATGTACAGCACGTTGTTGGTCTGTCCGATCCGGTGGGCGCGGTCCTCCGACTGAAGGCGGTCGATCAGCTTGAAGCTGTTGGAATAATAGATGACAGTCTTGGCTGCCGTCAAGGTCAGGCCCGTCGCCCCCGCCGCGGGATTGCCCACGAACACGCGGGCCTGTTCCTCCGGCGGGACGGCCTCCCGCCCTACCACCTGCCCGTTATGGTACAGGGGGCGCTCGCCCTGGAACCGGGCCTTGGCGTCCGCCCGCTCATCGTCGTTCACCAGCCCGTCATAGCGGACCGCGCTGATGCCGCGCTCGCGGAGGGCGTCCATGATCAGCGTGATGTCCATCTGGAACCGGGCCCAGACGATCACCTTGTGCTGGGACTCCTCGATCAGCTCACAGAGCAGGTCCAGGCGACGGTTCGGCCCCGGGATGGTGTACACGGGTTCCGCTTCATCGTCGGTCGGGAGGTAGCCACAGGTGATCTGCTGGAGGCGAAGGAGCCGGGTGATGGCGAGGGCGGCGATGACTGGGGTGGTGCCTTCGGCTCCGAGGTCCGGGGCGTCCCCGCAGTCGGGGCAGGGGTAGATGAAGCCGTCAGACTCCACCTCACGTTTGCCCAAGCAGGTCGGGCAGGCGTCCGGCGACGGCTCCGCGGCGACCGCAGCGGCGTCCCGTTCAATCCCGCCCGTCTCCAACCACACGATGTACTCGTCACGCAACTGACGGTACAGCTTGCCCTGCTCCGGGGTCATCGGGAAGAACCGCTTGCTGTACAGCTTCGGCGGGAGGTCCAGCACGTCATCCTTCGTCACGCGGGAGGAGACGGGCTGGAGGAGGGCGTTCAGATCGTCCAGGCGGCGATAGCCCACCAGCACATCATACTCGTTGCCGTCATTCTTCTTGGTCTTGGGGTTGAAGGCGGTCGGGTTCCAGCCCTTCTTCCAGATACCGAAGTGCTGCTTGAACTCCGTGAAGGTGCCCAAGCGGTTCTGCTTCCAGTAGTCGTCAATCAAGAACTTGATCTGGCTGTAGGCGTCGAAGGGTCCCTGAGCAATCGGAGTCCCGGTCAGGACCCGCCTGAATGGCGCGTACTTCGCGGAGCGGAGGATGGACTTGGTGCGCTCCGCGGTCGGGGTCTTGATGTAGTGCGCCTCATCCAGGACGTACAGGAGGCGGCGCTTGTCGAAGAAGTCAATCAGCGCCCGCTTCCCGGAGGCGGTCATGAAGGCTTCATAGCTGATGGTGAGCCAGGCGAAGCCCTTGTGCTCGATGACGGCCTTGACCGCCTGCTTGTGCCACTTGGTGTCGGCCTTCGGGCTCTGGTAGTGGAAGGCCCGGACGTGCTTGATCACCTCATCGGGTACGTGGTCCGGGATTTCCTTCTCAACCCAGTTGCGGTGCACGCCGTTCGGGGCGACCACCAGCACGCCGTCGATCAGCCCACGCATCCAGAGCCAGCAGGCGGTGTCGATGGTCAGCTTGGACTTGCCGGTGCCCTGTTCCCAGAAGATCGCGCGGGCTTCTTCTTCGCGGGAGCGCAACCACTCCTCGCGCTGGTGGTTGAAGGGTTCGGTCTTGAAGGGGTATTCCATAGGGTGACTCCATTTCTCATAGCGATGCCCGGAAGTATAGCCCCGCGGGGCGGCGAAGGCGAGCGGAGAATCATTTGCGCTTGGGACGGGGGCCCAACGCTCGACTTCATGTGCTGAAGAAGTATGAAGTGGAGTAGGCAGGGAAGCCCAGCGGGGCTGGGGGTTTATATATTCTTCTTCTTCTTCTTCTTAACTTACTTAACTTACTTACCTTAAACCCCCGGACGGCCTCCGAACAGCAGGAACGGTCGCCGGTCGCCTCCCTGGGCAGGGGGTCCGGGCGATTTATCGGGCGAAGTAGAACTGAACTGGAGAAAGTGAAGTAACCTAAGCGCAGGAGGGTCGGAGCTGTTACGGCGCTGGGCTTTCGATGGCGCTTGGGGTCTATACTTCTTCAGGTGTGAAGGTAAGTATCCCAAGCGCATCCTCATTTCTGGAACCACTCCTTGAGCCCGAGGAGGAACAGGGAGACCAGGCCCGATAGGAAGATGCCCAGCAGGGCAACGGTCCCCTTCCGCTTCAGGTCCTCCCCGGACTCGCGCCACTGGCGGAGGTGTTGGAAGTCCCTCTGCATGGCGAGCGGGTCCGAGGTGTCCACCCCGAGCTGGATCAGCGTTTGTTTCACGGCCTCCGCCACTACGCTGTTCAGCTCCGCGTGTGACATGGCTACGGTTTCCGCGGCTCGCTTCGCCGCGTCCTCCACGGATAGTTTCGCCGCCCGGGTCGCAGCCGCAACGGCGATGTCTTCGACTTGCTCCGGGGTCAGGGGCATATCGGGGTCCTCGCACCAAGATGATCTTGGGCCGTATTCTACGGAACCCAAGACAACTTGGCAAATTTTAGACGGTTGCGCCCGTCGCGTCCACCCAGGCGGAGCCCGTGGACCAGATCGGCTTGCCCAGGGTGGTGTCGAAGTATTGGCCCCCGACCAGGGCGGCGCTCGCTGCCGGGCGGTTCGCGGTCGTGCCGTAGCCGCGGAGGAACTTCCACGCGCTGCCGTCATACCAGTAGGTGCTGTTGGTATCCTCCACGGAAAGGGTCCACCCCTTCTTCGGCGCGAAGAACTCCCAGGCCGTCGCCACGCTCGAATAACGCGCGACCCTCTGGCCTTGACCCGACCAATTCGCGCCGGTCGGGCTTGCCGGAAGCACGTACAAGTCCCCATCCGCGGGCGAAGCCGGTTGAGCAGTCGTGGTCGCGGACTTCGCGTGTCCCATGAGAAGGCCGTCCACCGCGCGGAGGAAAGACATGAATTGGTTGTAGTGCTGGTCCCCCAGCGCACCGTTCACCATGATGCCCAAGTTCGGGCCGTTACTGATAGCCATCACAAACCTCCAAGATAGTTTCCAAGATTGTTCCCGAGTCCGGCCCGATCCACATACCAATCGTGGGATTGGTAGCTGTCCAGGCCGTCGCGGACCGCCGTGACCTTGATCCGGTTCCGGCCCGCGGTGTTCTCCGTCGCCTCGTTGGTCCAGGTCCAGCTAGTGCCGGTCAGGCCCGGCTCCGACTTCAGGAGCGTGCTGCCGTTGGCCGCGTAGATGTCCACGCGGTAGGTCACCCCCGGCTCCGGGCCGATGTTCGCCGCGGTGTGGTCGATAATCGGACGGACCACCTGCTGGGTCCGGTCGCGGTGCGCCCAAGATAGGCTCAGACCTCCGAGGATAGCCGAAGGATACTGGAGACTGTTCACCCGGAAGTTCCCGGGAGCGTAGGGGCGTGCGAAACGGCCCACCAGCGCCTTCGAGTCCTCCGGCGCAACGGACAGGTCCAGAATGCCGACCCCGGACCGGCCCAGGCCCTTCGCGGCGATGGTCTCGCCGCTGTTGTACTCAAGACGGTCGCGCACGCGGGCGTCCTCCGCGAACCAAAACCGCGCCCCGGCTGCGTGTTCCGCGCAGACGGTATCCAAGCACCCCCGACCCACCGTCACGATCCCGTTCACCAGGTCGATAGTGTCCACGCGCACGATTTCGTTGTCAATCAGCGCATAGGTCCCCGTCCGCGCAAATTCGGTGCGGGAGGACAGGTTGGACAGCTGGATGGAGGTCTGTATGGGCGTGATCGCGTTCGTCAGCGTAGCGTGCGCCGCGGGGTCGCCGGTGGCCGCGTATGCGTAGGACCCGCCCGTGGGCTTCGTCCACAGTTCATAGTTCTGGAGGTACTGGGCAGGCTCGCCCATCAGGCCGATCAGGAAGGCGGAGGTGTTGTCCAGCGCCTGGAAGTCGCCCGAGGGCAGACCGTTCGCCAAGTCCCAATAGTTCGCCTCCTCCAGACGGCGGAGGGCGAACGGGTTGGGCGCTTGAACCGGGTCCACCCATCCCGAGCCCTGGTTGCCCATGTAGGTGGAGGACGGAAGGCCAAACATGTCCTCAACCGCGTCCACCACGATTTCACCGCTGGTCAGCTCCCCGTAGTTCACCCCGAGGACGCGGAACACGATGTCCACGAGGCTGTGCTCATCCCAGGAGAAGCGGAACACGTCCCCCAGGGTCAGGTTCCATGCGTTCCGGTTCACCCGGATGCGGATGCGCGCGAAGGGGGTGGACTTCTGGCGGAGGTCACGCATGGCCAGTTTCGCGGCGTTCGCCGCGGTGTCGATCCCGGGATAGTTCACCGTCTGGCTCACAACGCCCTGTTGGGCTTGAATCGCGGCGAGGTCCTGGACGGTCACGGAATCGTCCTCAGTGGAGCCTTGTGGACGGTAGGTCACCACGATCTCATTGACAATTTCCGCGTAGCCCGGGCGCTCGAAGGACTCCAGCCGGATCGTGTTGGACTCGTTGAACAGCGGGAGGTTCGCCACCACGTAGTCCTCGCGGATCAGCTTCACCACGAATTGACCATTGTCGGGCCGCGTGTACAACATTCCGTTACAGTGGCCCAGCACCGTGTATATGAAGGACTCGATGGAGTCCTGCTTGGTCATGATCATCGACACGCCCAAGCCTTCCGCGTGAAGGGTGTCCGCCGCAGCGCGAAAGGCGGCGTCATCCAGGGCGTTGATCGGGTATCCCATCCCCCAGTCCGGGTTCGTCAGCGTCTCATAGATGACGTGGGCCGGGTTCGCGGAGCCGTTGATGTCTGCCTTCTCCGGGTACCAAGCCTTGCCCGGGAGGCGCTTCACCTTCAGCGCCCAGGCCTTCGGATAGGGCGACATGGCGCACATGTACACCTTCCGCAGGACCAGCGAAAGGACGCCCCGGAAGGCCGGGATCACGGTGCCGAGTTTTGATTGGAGGTAACTGTTGCGGCCCTGGTTCGATTCCCCCATCATGATGTCCACGTAGCCCTGGACACCCCCCTCCTTCTTCTCGCCGCCGAACAGCTCCGGGTTGTTGATGTAGATTTGCTGCGAGGCCGTCACGTTCCCGCTCCAGGCGGTTCGGTCGCCCACTACAATTTCCTGGACGGAATCGACCGGCCCGTGACAGATCACGAGGTGGGCGCCAAGATAATACTTGTACCCAATTGTTACACTAGATTTGCTGCCCACGGGCCTTCTCCACTACTTGTAGCGCCATGTGATCGCCGGTCGCCTCCAGCTCCTCCGCCGGGATGCCCTCGTGGACGAAGCGGCCCCAATCCAGCCCGTGTCGGGCGGCGAAGGCGCGCATGCCGCGGGAGCAGTAGCCCAAGGCGCGGGCGTGTTCGACCCGGACCATCACTGGCTCGTTGTTCATCACTTGCCGCCGTCTGTCTTGACGGGACTGCTGGCCAAGTCCCCGTACCATACCACGTTCGGGCTCTTCACGGTAACGGTCCCGAACACAACCGGGATCGGTCGCCCGGGCTCCGCGGTTGGAAATTGGAAGTCCTCCAACGAAGCGGGTTTGGGGGTGGCCTGCTTCGGGGCGAGGGCCACCGCCGCGTATGCCGCAACGATGAAGATGATCAGATACACAGCCCATTCCATGATGGGGTCCTCCTCAAAAGATCGGGGTGCCGTTCATCGGGTTCTTCTTCGGGTAGAACGGCTGACCCCCGTAGTTGTCCACGTTATTGAACTTGTTGTGGCACGTATTCAGGGTGTGGTCGCACCCGGGATAGGCCCGGACCGTCGCATTGGCAGGTATCCCCGCCAACGGGAGGTTGAGCGTGATCGCCGGTCCCACGTGCGCGATGATGAACCGCCGTTCCAGGACCCCGGCCACTTCCCAATCCACGTAGCCCCCGGCGAAGTAGCCGTCAGCGAAGGAGGAGAAGGCCGGTGACAGGAGGTCCCGCCCCGAGACGCCCGTGAGGGTCGCGTCCACCCGGAAGTTCGCGGAGGACAGGCCGCACGCGGCCCCGTACAGGACGTGGGGACAAGTTGTCTGGTACATCCGGCGCAGGGTCGGGCGGCGCAGGGAGGTGTACACGGGCTCAAGGCGCACCTCCGCCTCGCGCTCCGTGAATTTGACATTCACCACTCGCCCGACCCACGGGACGGCGAGCTGTGCGTCACCCTCGTGATACCGCTGAATGGTGAGCTGGACGATGTCGGTGGGCGGCGATCCACGGAACTGGTCCAGGAAGCTGATGCCCTTATCCATCGTCAGCGTCAGGTTGCTCCGGGACATTTCCTGGTTCTGCTCGAAGGCCCCGCGCTTGATCTGGACGGAGTTGTAAGTCACTCCCTCCACCACCTTGTCTTCATCCGCTGAGGTGTAGCGCCAGTATTGCGCGCCCCGGGCGAACAGGTACAGCTCGACCGGGTAGGCTTCAAACAGGCTCCGCTCGCGTGCGTCATACGTCATGGTTGAATCTCCATCATGCGGACCGTACATTCAAGGACCCGGTTGGAGTTCCACTGAAGTTCTACACGATCCGCGTCCAGGCGCTTCAGGCCCAGGAAGCTGATTTGGCGGATGCGATTGGCGTTGATGTTGATCGGGGCGTCCAGACCGATCACCGCCGTGTCCGTCCCGGAGGCCGTCGCCGCATTGATCGTCCGCAGCAGCCACGTTCCGTCATCCAGGAGGATGCCGATGTGAGTGCGCTCCGGCGCAAATTCGCGGTAGTCGTCAGCATACACCTCGATGCTCTGGGTCAGCTCGCCGGTCTGGGCGACCCTCATGTTGTTCTCGAAGGTCGGAACCCAGAACGGGCGCAGGCGTCCCGCACGCCGGTGAAGGAACTTGCGGAAGTTCCAGATGTCCTGGAGTCCCTGCAACAAGAACTTGTAGGGGCGTCCAATTCGCGTGTAGGTCCAGGGCGAATAGAAGCTGGCCCCCGCCGCGGTCCCGTAGTCCACGACATCAACCCGGGCTTGAAGGCTGTCCGTCAGCGCCTCGCCATTCTTCAGCGCCTCGTCAAAATACACGTCATACCCGAGGAACTGCGTGGGGGCCGCGGGCGGGTCCAGGTCGATGTTGTCGCTGAACTCATAGGTCATTTCCAGTGAGCCGTTGTAGCCCGAGGTTGCCCGCGAGACGTTGCCGACAATCCGCCCGAGGCGCACGGGCACGATCCAGGGGTTGGTGAAGGTTTCGGCCAGCGGTCGGTTCAGCGTCAAAGTCCCGGCGGAAACGATACCCACGTCAGCGGTCGCGCTCTTGCGGTTGGACTCCCAGATCATGATCAGCGCGCCGTCCCGGTAGTCGGAGGCGGTCGTGTCGATGTTGATCACGGTCGTGCCTGCCAGCAGGGTTCCGACCTGTTGGGCCTCAGACCAGAGGGCGACGGCCCAACGGCGAGTCAACCAACCATACACCAGGTTCTCCGCCCGGGCCATTTCCCGGTACGGGATCGGATAGGTGACGTTGAAGGACTGGCGGGGCTTCTTGCGCAGCCGCACCCGCTGCTCCGACCCGTCATTGGTCGTGAGCACGTCCGTTTTCCACTCCAGGACCTCCTTGGCGGGAGCCTCGAAGATGTACGGCAGTGCGACGATACGCGAGCCCAGCACGCGGAGGTCGCCGTCATCCACCGTCCCATCCCAATCAAAATGGAATATGGCGTTGATGTCCGGCGGGCCGTCCGTGGTGACGGTCAGCTGATAGGTCTTGGTCTCCAGAGCTGCCCAGGTCGCGGGCGGGACGGCCCCCACAAGGGAAATACCACCGCCGTTCTGAACTTGGATATTCTGGAGTTGTCGGCTGTTGAAAAAGCCGTTCCAAACCTCGATTGCGAACTGCTGTTCACTCACGAGGTTGCCCACGTTGATGTTCGAGGGCCGTATGTGGATGCGGTTGTAGTAGTCGTCCAGGAAGGTCGGCATGCGCCAGCCCGTCGAAACCTCCCCGGCTTCGCTTATGGGAAGGTTGTTCTGGACGGAGCCGAAGCCGTCCGCGGTTCGCTCCCACGGCGTTCCGGGCGGGCTTTGATCGTCCCACGCATAGGAATCCAGCCCAACCGCCCAATCGGGGGTCGGGGCTCGCAGGGTATCCAGCCCCACGAAGGCTTGCGTGGTGATCACCGCCATATCAAGTCACCTTCTTGTATGCGATTCCCCGTTGGACGGACCGCCCGCCCTTCTGGTACCAAGGAAACACTTTCCACGTCTCCGACCCCAGCGTGAACTCCTCCCCCAGCTGATACAGGGTCATGTCCATGTAGCGCAGGCCCGGCATGACTCCGACCGGGTTCAGGTACTCCTCGTTGCGATTGACCGACACGATCTGGGGCAGGAGAATCCCGACCCCGTTCAGGGGGTTCGGAGACATCGACATCAATACTTTATCGTGAACCGCCCCACCTTGGCAAGCCTGTCCGGTTTGGTTGTAGACCGGGCGGCGCGAGGATTGACACCAGTTGTTGAAGGAGTCGAACTGCGCCCGGAGGAAGGACCCGGAGTTGGCTGGAGCAAAGCTGTCCATGTAGCCCGCCGCCCTGAAGGGGACCTCCTCCAGAGCATAGTTGGAGTCTTCCACATGGGAACCCAACCAAGTGCTGGGTCCGGTAGTAGTTGCCGGGTGACTGCCCCCGGTAGCGTAGAAGAACCGCCCCCCACCCGGGGCCGCAGGGTTAAACAAGTCCAGGGCTCCGAAGCCCAGGCGCTGGAAGATAGTGGATGCCACCTCCAGCTCCAGGTAGATGGTCTTGCTGTCCGGCGCAAACAAGTGGTAGGACGGGAAAGGCCCGAAGTAGATGGGCAGCGGAAGATTGGCATGCGCCTGGTCCCCGCCCGAGGTCGAAGTGCGCAGCGGATAGCCGGGCTGGCGGTCCCAAGTCGCCCCGGCGCTGTAGCCGTCCGAACCGTTGATGGCAATCCCGTATCGCCCGGAGGCACCGGACCCGTTTATGGTGACGTTCTCGTTTTGGTAGCTGCGCAAATTGACGTAGGACGCCCCCTTGCTCAGACACAGCTCGCGCCCGGAGCCCGCCGCCGCATCGCGGTTCACGGTCCAACCCTGGGCCGCGGCGAAGTCGCGCAGCTTGATCAACATGTCGTTCGGTCCGGTCGCGGACCCAGTTTCATAAGCCATGATTCAATTCTCCCTCAATCCATCGACAGCGCCCAGTGCTCGTGGATCGTGTTGCGGTAAGCATTCTGGAACACCACGTGAGTCTTGCCGTTGAACACGGTCGTGTTCTCCGCGCTGTTTTGGTACCCGCTGATTGCAAACGTCCCCTCCAGCTCCCCGAGGACTTGGGCAGGCGACCGCTGAATCAGCACGCAAGGCTGGAGAATATACCCGCCGCCCAAGCACTCGCGGTAGGGGCGTAGGCCCGAGGACCACTGGCCATTCATGCAATGAGGCCAGACGTTGCGCAAACCGGCGTTGTTGATGGGGATGTTGTATGGAGGCGAGCTGCTAACGGTCGGACCACCTATGCCCTCGCTGTTGTTTGAACCATAGGCTGAACGGTTGCCGTGGTAGTTCCATGCTCCTTCCGGGCTCCGCAGGTAAAGGGTCGCCCAATTCGATTCGCTTTCCGGGTAGTTCTGAGTGCCCGGTCCGGGGTACACGCCGTGGGCAAAGCTCACGTAAGAATAACGCCACTCCGCGGACCGGGCGCTGTCGCTGATTGGGCAGAGGGAGCCGCCGACTGCGAGCGGGTACGGGTATTGATTGGGCGTAGCGTACGGGAGGATGAAACCAAGATAGCCTCCCTCATAGTTCGTGCCGACCTTGATACAGAACCGGAAGGAACGGCCCGAAGCCACCATCCAGTACGGCATGGTGGTGTTCCACAGCGGGACCATCGGGGTTGCCCGAGTGTATTGCGCCCCGTAGCCCGGGAGGGCTCCCGGTTGGTTGAACCAGGAAGGCTCGTTGGCGTCATAGCCCGTGTATCCGTTCATGAACAGATTGTACCAACCCGCTGCGCTGTCGTACTCCGCCCGGATGCCGGTGTAGATTTCGTCCAGACCGGAGTTGCCCAGAGCCTTTAGGATGACCTCCGACCCAAAGTGGTTGGCCACCGTCTCATCCGCTTCGAGCAGGAGGAGTTCCTGCCACCCGATGTAGCTCACCACCTGAGTCGCGTCCCAGATGATCTTCCAATACAGGTGCGAACCGGGAGTGCCGGGCACGGCGAAGTCCCGCCGCTCCCCGGCGGACCAGTTCGGCGCGTTCGAGACGGTCAGGGCCGTAGTCCAGGCGGTTCCGTCATCCGAGTATTGGAGCCGGAAGGACTTGGGGGCATAGCTCGTGTAGCTGGTCCCGATGGGGGCCTTGATGCGCACGGTCTTGACTTCGCGCGCCTGTCGCAGTTTCCATTGACCATAGCTGCTCCCGGCGGAGAAGCCTGAGTTGGTGTACCAGAAGGACTCCGAACCGTTCGAGGCGGGATTGTTCGTGTTCAGCGACCGCGGATCATAGCGGAAGGTGTGAATTTGTTTCCGACCGTTACCTGTGGCGGAGTCCGGGAGGCTGGTGGTGTACGTGTCGATGTTGTCCCGGCGGACGCGCAGCGCCTGCCAAGCCTGACCCGCCGCCACCAGGGTCGCGTTCGTGGTAAGAAAGGCGACGATCTTGCTGAAGAAGTCCTCAAAGTTCGTCGCGGTTCCGATTTCGTTTGCCATATCTCATCCTCAGCCGTTGTTCACAACCTGGCGGACCGCGCCAGCGTTGCGTTGGATCACGTTCAGCAGGACCCGCTCGCCCGAGGAGCTGGTCAGGTAGTCCTGCATCAGGTTCGGGTCGATCACGTTCACAACCCGGATCGCGGACCCACCGCCCTGCTGCCCCTCGCCACCGCCCTGACGCGCTTCGTCCCGCTCCTGGGCCGGAGTACGGACGGACACCTGTTCGCCAGGCGTAGCACGGAAGGCGACCAGCTGCGAGTCCGTCCCGCCCGTCCCGCCCACGGTGAAGTCACCGCCGAAGGCAAAGCCCGGCGTTTGGGCGATGATCTGGGCGACGTTCGCAGCAGCCACCGCGCCGGTCGCCGCCGCGAGGGCGTAGTTGGCCGGGGGCGGAGCGGAGGCGAGGGCCTTCTGAACCGCCAGCACGCCGTCAATGGTCGCCGTGGTGATAGCCGCCGCCTTGCCGATTGCCGCCAGCTTCTTGTTCTCCGACCGGGACAGCCCGGACAGGGTGGAGAAGAAGTTGCGCTGGGTGGACAGGTTCTGCTCAGTGATTTGGGCCTGAACCCGGGCCTTCAATTGCTGGGCGGTCTGCTCGCTGATGAGGTCGGCTTGCCGCATCTCATCAATCCGCGCATACATCTGCTCATACTGCGACAACATTGCCTGCTGGGCTTCGACCGTACCGGCGAGAAGGTCCGCGTTGGACTCCACCAGGAACTGGTTTGCCTGGGCCTGCGTGATCGCCCCCGCGGCCAGCAGCTCGTTGATCGCCGTGAGCTGGGCGGTGAACTCCTGCTGGGGTCCGAGGATAGCCTGAAGGACCTGGTTGCGGGTTTCCGCCGCCCGGGTTTCCGCCTGAATCAGGGTCAGCTTCTCGCGGAGCTGCTTCAGCTCCTGGTCCCCGAGGATGATGCCTTGATAGCGCAGGTCCTGTTCGATGTAGCGCAACTGCTGTTCGACCTCGCGCTGCTCCGAGGTGAGGCGCAGCAGCTCGCGCTCCTCCTCCAGCTGGCGGTTGATCGCGCCCATCGGGTCCAGGGCGTCCTTCAGCTGCTCCTCGATCAGCGTCAGGACCTGGGCCTTGCGCTCCGCGGTGATCAGGCCCGCGCGCTCCGCTTTGTCGAGCAAGGCGAGGGCGTTGGCGTACTCCTGCTGAGCCGCCCAGACACGGTCATAGGACCCGACCAGCTGGTTGAGTTCATCCTGAAGTTTCTTGAGGGCCTTGGCCGCCTCCTCATCGCCTTTCCCGGAGGTCCGGCGACCACCCCCGCCGCCACCCAGGTTCGGCGTCTCGACTTGAGCCGCGGCGACCCGCTCCTTGGAAATGTCGCGGGCGCGTTCGATCCAGCTGTCCAGCATCGCCTCCAACCCGCTTTCGGATTGGGCGAGGACTTCCTGGCGGAAGCCTTCCTCAAAGTTCGTGCCGATGTTGGCGCCAACGGCCTTCCAACCCTCGATGTTGCTGGTCACCGCCGCCTTCAGGCCGTCCACGTCAAGGTCCACCGCCGCCTTCAGGGCGTTCCCGAGCTGGCGGAAGTTGTTCATGAGGGCGTCGATGACGGAGCCCACGACATTGAGGACCCCGCGCATCACGCCCCGGATCGTCCCGCCAATCATGTCGAACACCTGGAGGACGGTGCGGACCAGCTTCAACCACCAGGCTTCCTGGTTCTGTACGCTGGCCCCGGCCTGGTCGGTCATGTTCTCATAGGCCGTCGCCGCGGAGCCGGTCAGCCAGTTGAAGAACTCCCCGACCGTATTGGCGAGGCCGGTGATGATCGGGCCGATGTCCTCCCAGGCAGCGCGCATCAGGTCGCCCAGAGTGGTCGTGTCGTCAATCCCCAGCTTGATTTCGTCCCGGAACAGGGTCAGGGCGGTGATCACCGAGGTGAGGACGATCAGGAATGCGCCCAGGGGGTTCGCGGCGATGGCGGCGTTGAGGGCGACCACCGCGGTGCGGACGGCGTTGAACGCTGCCGCGCCTCCGGCGATGACCGCGAAGCCCGCGCCCACCGACAGGAGGACCTTGGCGATGGTGTCCAGGTTATTGCTGATGAACATGATCGCCTTGGACAGCAGTTCGCTCGCGCCGGTCGCCTCATCGAACTTACCAACCAGGTCCACCACGTTGTTCTGAAGGACTTGGAAGGACTGGCCGATGGTGGGGACGGACTTGGCAAACCGTTCCTCCAGCTCCGTCCGGGCGTTCTTGAAGGCGTCGAAGATGATGTCAGCGCTGATTTTGCCATCCTGGCCCATCTGACGGAGTTCGCCGCGGGTCACGTTCAGCTGCTTGGCGATCACGTCTGCGACGGTCGGCAGCTGTTCCAGGACGGAGTTCAGTTCATCGCCGCGGAGGACGCCCGAGGCGAGGCCCTGGGCCAGCTGGATCATACCAGCTTGAGCCTCGCCCGCGCTCGCGCCGGACAGGGCGATGGCTTGGTTCAGCGACTTCGTGAAGTCGATCAGCTCCTGCTGGGACAGGCCCAGGTCCTTCGCGCTGTTGGCCAGTCGGCTGTACGTCTCCACCGTACCCTCCAGGGACTGGCGGGTGGAGTTCGAGACGTCAAGCAGCGACCGATACACCGCCCCGAGGTTCTGGGCTTCAAGGCCCGTCGCCCGGAGTCGGTTCTGGAGGTTGGTGTAGGTGTCCAGCAGGCGCACGAGTTCGCGCGCAGACAGGTACGCGCCCAGGGAGGCCAGGGCGTTCTTGAGGAAGTCCACCCCGTCCGCGGCTCCTCGCCCGGACTTGCCGATGTCCTCCAGGTTTCGCTGAACGACACGCGAGCCTCGTTCAGTGATGACTATGTCAATGCGTTCTTCGGCCACCGTCAGCTCCCCGGGTCCCCGTCAACAACCCTTCCGAACTGTACAACCTGGACGGCTTCGAGCACCGCCTGTTCCACGAAGTTCGCCGGGGCTTGGGCGGAATACCCGTCATTCAGTCGTTGGATGTACGGGAGGTTGTTGGTGATGTGAATCTCCTCCCCGTAATTGTACCCGCGAATGACCGATTCAGCTTGGTCGATTGCGGCCTGAGTGTTGGCGGCTTCAGTGCTGCCCGCCTCGCCGGGCGAGTAGGCATCAATCACGGAGGAGGGGGCGGAGCCAATCGCGGCGATCCAGTTGGATCGGGCGCGGCCCGTGTCCACGGGCGTCCCAGACACCACGGCTTGATCCGCGGCGAGGGCGACCTTGCGAGTGAGCGCGTCAGCGCCCTCCGCGACCTTTCGGCCCCGGAGGGTAATGCGTCGGCTGAACTCACTTAGACTTGGCACGGGCTGCGCTCCACTGTAGATACTTCTGGTCAAGTCGCTGGATGAACCAAACAAAGTCCTCCTGCTGCTCGCCCTCGATCCCGTTGATCATACAATACTCCAGTATGGACAACAACGGGATAGGTCCCAGGCCCGTGCCGATTTGCCTACATGACGTCAGGTCCAAAAATCCGATGTAGTACAGCTCCGAACCAAGGGTCAACTCCGGGGCGTTCTGTATGCGGTCGGGCAAGGGCATCCCGAACCGCATACACTGCTCGATGATCTTCTGCTCTACTGGGCCTTGCTCGAAGCCGTAGCAGAGGACTTCCCAGAGTTTCCCAGGTCCGTCTCCCGTACCTCATCGCGGAACAGCGCCACGTTGGCGGACTGCTCGCGGAGGTCCACGAACAGGTCCGGCAGGTCCTCGAACAGCTTCAGGACGTTCTCCTTGTTGAAGTCCATCGGCTGGCCGTCCGGGCCTTCCACGTTGATCCAATCCAGCACCACCGTCTCCGCGAACACTTCCTTGTACAGGCGGTCCGCGGTCTTGTTGTCCAGCATCCCGGTCTGGATGGCCTTCTTGTACGGGCGGGTGGCCTTCTCCAGCGCCTTCGAGAAGGCGACGTTGTGGCCCCCGGCACGCGCGATCTTGATGCGAATCGGCTTGCCGTCCGCCGTTTGGCCGTACTCCAGCCAAATGCCGTCCGTTTCCAGGTTCTCGTTGGTCTTGAACAGTTTGTACAGGCTCATTCTCTGTTTCTCCACGTAGGGTGAGGGAAGGGAGGGCCGGAGCCCTCCCCAGGCTCCGTTGATTATACGTCAGCCGCGTTCGGAAGGTAAGGGAATTCATTGAGCAGCAGGGTGTAACCCGCCGCGCTTTCCGCCGCGTCCACCGACAGGGGCAGGGTGATCGGCTGGTCCTGCTCCACGTTCAGGCGTCCGTCGCCCAGGGCGAGCAGCGGGATGTCCCACACCAGACCGGCGTTGTTCTTCACCAAGGCGAAGTCCAGCGTCACGTCCGAGTTGTTGCGCACCGCCTGGACCGCCGCGATGTCCGCGAAGTAGGCCGTCACGTTGCCCGACACCTGGAAGGTGCCCGCGGAAACGTCGAAGGCTCCGAGGACAGCGACCGCCTTGTTGGGCGAGACGTTGTTGTTGATCGTCAGCGTCAGCTCCGTCAGGAAGGCGAACAGCGCGGTGGGGTTCGAGTTCCCCGCAGTCAGCAGGTGCATCTTGATCCGGCTGAAGTCCGAGGAGGTGTTGAAAGCCGGGGCGTCCACGAGGTCGGGACGGGAGCCGGTCTTGACGCCCGCCGTCCCGTCGCGCTGTTCGTTGTCGGTCGCCACGAAGCTCAGATCAACCGTGACCTTGTCGGCCTGGCGAATCTGGAGGCTCAGTTCATTCGGGACCGCTCCCACCAGGTACTCCGACATGGTGCCGTTCGCGTCCTGGCCCAGGGTACGTTCGAGCTGGTAGGTGCGGCGCTTGATCAGGTTCGCGTCCCGCTCGTTCTTGATCACGTTGCCGTAGAACAGCTGGATGGTCTTGCCCGTGCCCGTCTCCGCCACCATGGTGCCGGCGGTCTTGTCAAACTCGATGTAGGTGGCCGCGACCGCGCGGACGCGGGCGAAGCCGTTGTTGGCGGCGTTGGTGAACTTGGTCGCCGCCGCGTCCCCGCCGATGAACACCCACTCGCCCACCACAAGGCCCAGGGTCGTCAGGTCCTTCGTGCCGGAGGCGCGGAGCAGGCGCGGATAGCTGCCCGACACGTCGATGTTCATTTCAGCGGAGCCGAACTGGAAACCGACCTTGATCAGCTTCGCGGTCGCCGGGGGCGTCTCGTCCACTGCGGTTTGAGTCACCACCACGGTCGTGGCGGTGGAGCTGGCGACGTTCTTCAGGCCGTTGTTCGAGGCCTGGCCGAAGCCCGAGGCGAGGACCAGATCACCGGCGAGGAACTGCGACCCCACGGTGCCGGAGCCCAGGGTGTAAGTCTTGCTGGTGCCCGTCACGCCGGAGAAGGGCACGGCGGTCCCGTTGGTCGGGATGTTGGTGGCCTTCTCGCGGATGTCCGCGAAGAAGAAGCCCTGAAGCAGGCGGGTCAGGTTGTTCTGGGTCAGGTCCTGACCGAAACCGCCCGAGGCATCCAGGTCCGTGGTCACGCCCTTCTTGCGCTGGCGGGACGGGTTGATGGGGTTCCGGGCGACCGTGGTCAGCTGACCACCGAAGTCATTGTAGCCGTTGGGCTCCAGCGGATACCACACCGGCGACACGGGCAGGTTCTTGATCGTGTCCTCCTCCGCATAGCGGAGGCCGGTGACGTTCGAGTCAATCTTGTTAGCCATGGTTGTAACTCCTCAATTCAAGTGGCAAGGGGTTCATCGCAGTTCGTCATACTCGAACTCCACCACCACGTTCATCTGATACCACGCGCCGTCCGGGCCAATCTCCTGGATGCGCGCGTTGCGGAACCAAATGCCGCTCGCGGTGCCTCGCCCCTCGAAGGCGTCCCGGGCGATTATCGCGCATTTTTCAGCAAGAGACAAGCCTTGTCCCCCTGACAGCGGCGTGAAAACTTGTACCGTGATCAGTCCGGGACGGGTAAAGCGGCGACCACCGGTGGGTCCGAAGGTCGCCTGCCGCGAAGTCGTGTGGCGCAACGTGATTCGGGCATAGGGCTTGTCCGCGGGCGGAGGGTCGCCCGCGTCCACCCCGGGCCATTCCACGCGGATCGGAGCCCCGCCGTTGAGGGCCGGGGTGTCCGTGGTCCACTTGGTGTTGAACAGCCCAAGGATTTCGTCGCGGGCGCTGTCAAAGGTCGGGAGGGTCATTGGCGCACCTGCAATTCATACATGATCGCTTGCCCGTTCGGGTTCAGCGGTTTCACGGCGATGACCTTCCAGACCTCCAGGCCCCGCAGCACCAAGCCTTCGACCTCCGGCGGAGCCGTCAGGCCCTCCGCGGGCATGAACACGCGCTGGTCGCCCATGCGGATCGTCTGGCCGTCGATGTAGCGTTGCTCATAGTCCAGGAACACCGCCTCAATGGTCTGGTCCGCCGCGACGTTGCCGCCCGGCTTCCACGGCTTCGCCGGATCGGGAGCGGCCCCGGCGGTGAAGCCCCGGAGGGTCACGGCCTGGCCGTTCTTCTTGATCAGCTTCTTGGCCAGCGCGATAGCGGAGTCAAACCGTGCCATGGATCACCCCCGCAGCAACGTGCCGCCGGAGCGGACAAGGCCCGCGCGGACCAGCTTCTGGTCCGCCGCCGGGTATTTGGGCATCTGGAACACGGCCCCGCCCACGAAGGTGACGGACTCGTTGATGGGTCCGACCGCCTCCGACTTCGACAGGACCGCCACGCCCGAGGCGTTCCGCTCCGGGTCCGGGTTCAGCTCCGCGGCGAGGGCGCGCAGGGCGTACTCACAGCAGGCTTCCTTCACCTCCGGCGGGATGTCGTTGATGTAGTAGCGGTCACGGTCCCAGGCGTCCGTCCGGGGCCACTCCGTGGTCTGGTCACGGCCCAGCCGCTTCTTGCCCACGAAGTTGAACCGCTGGTCCAGGTAGTCGGTCGCGCGGATGACCGCGGCCTCAATCTGAGGGTCCGTGGAGCCCGCGAAGGAGTTGCCCCGGTCCGTGTGGTAGGTCTTGAACTCCTCCACGCTGATGTAGGCGTTCGCCCCGGCGACGGCTCCCGTGTTGTCTTGGACGATCAAGGCCATCACGTCCTCCAGAAGGCTTGATATTTGGCCCGGCGGATCGTCAGGACGTTCCGCACGTGGCTCCGGTTGATCTCATACCAGCTCCGGTTCCCGTACCCGGGCTGAGGGACGCGGGACTTGAGGCTGGTGCGTTCTACGTGACCAAACCAACGGGCCGGGTCGCATCCGCGGGTGTTCGAGCACAGGCGGCGATCCTGTAGGACGCCCGCCGCCCCGCCGTTGTAGCTGGACAGGACGAAGGCCCACTGGTCCGTGACCGTCGCGCCCGGGTTCGCGGCGATCCTCCGCCACAGGCTCCGGTTCATTTCCACGATGGCCGTGAGCTGGAAGCCCGGGTCATAGCGGTTCTCCCAGGTCCAATCGCGGAGGGAGGCGTGGGCGTTGCGCAGTTCGTTGAACACGTTCATGCGTTCGGAGCCGTCCGGGCGATAGGCGACCGTGACCTGACCGAAGCCGAAGCCGTATTCACGATGGGTGCGCAGCTCCGCCCGCGGGTTCCAGCAGCGGGAGTGCGTCAGGCTGATACAGCTTTCCTGCTCCACCAGACCGGCGAGGGTCCAGGGCTCCGGGGCTTGTGGCCAGACCGCCTCCTGCTTCTCAACCAGCACTGGCGCGTACACCTTCGCCCCCGAAGGGACGAAGGTGCGGGCGTCCTGGGCGAGGGCGATGGAGCCGAAGGCCCAGCAGAGGACCGCGAAGGCGAAGTGAATCAGGCTTTTGCCCATAGCACCAATCCCAAGAAGGTGAAGCAGATGGTCAGGGCGACGGCGAGGACCACGAGGCCCCCGGCCACGGAGCCCTCCCGGGCATGCGCGAGCCATTCCGACAGGTCCACCTGGGGTAGTACCACACGGGTGATCACAACGGTGATCCCTGCCAGCGCGAGGGCAAACGCTGTCCACTGCGCGAGGGTCACGACCATGGCCGGGTCGATCAGCAGCAACGGGGCGATGCTGGCGATGAGCAGGACCCAGGCCGTGAGGTCCAGGAAGGGGGCGAGGCGCTTGCGCAGTCGGGCGAGGAAGCGGGTGACGGCGATGTTCATTGTTGGTTCTCCGGTTGCGGTAGGTTACACAGCTGGACGGCGGACCGCGCCCAAGCCTGAAGGGCGGTCAGTTTCCTGATGGCCCGGTCGCCGTCTGCGGCGATTCCCCAGAGAGCTGCTGAAGTCTCTGGCGCAAGTTCGGCTGTTCCGGCTCCATCAGCTCCGCCGGGGGCGGACTCAGCCGCACCGGATCGGGCCGCACCACAAGAGGAGACTTGGAGGCGCAGCCGCTGATTGCCAGACCGCAGATCAGCAATAGTGCGCTCATCCCGCGCCCGGGCGTCCGCTTGCTGTTGGGCGAACTCCGCCCGGAGGTCTGCGACACGCTGTTCATGGGCTTTCTCCTGTTCACGGTTCTTGTCGTTGGCCTCAGCCAGGAGGCGTTCCTGCTCCCGTTCCCGGGCGCGGACCTCCTCCTTGTATTTGTCCATGGCCTCCGCCGCCTCCGCGGTCGCGTCCGCCTTCCCGGAACCATAGCCGAAGCCATAGCCCGCGAGGGCGATCAAGGCGACGGCGAGCAGGACGCCCGCCGCGGCCCAGACCTTGGAGGAGGGGAAGCCGAACACGGGTCAGACCCCGCCCTTGTCCATGCCCTTGATCGGGGCGGTGGGGCCGGACGGAGCCGGAGCGGACTTGCCGCCCATGACCACGTTCTTCGAGTTCTGGCCGTGACGCACGCCAGACTTCGAGGCATTGACCATCTTCGAGGCGGTTGCCTTGGTGGTGCCGGATTTCGCCATGATGCTTCTCCTTCGGAGTTGGTTGGGTTACTGAGCAGCCTTCGCCTTGTCGCGGGTGTGGCCCGGGGCGACGGCTTCCACGTCAGCGCGGGTGATGCCGGCAGAGCCATACAGCTTCTCCACGGCGGTCATCGCGGGCTTCCCGTCCTTGGTCCAGTGGGTGTCGTCCGCCGGGTCCAGGCCCAGGACCGCCTTCTGGAGCTTGGTGTTCAGCTCCACGGTCGGCTCCTTCGCCGGATCGGTCAGGACCGCCGGTTGTCCGTCCCCATCGGGTACACCCCCGGCTTGCCCGGCTTCGGCTTCGACACCTCCGCCGCCGACAGGTGCCGCGTCACCGGCTTCAGTCCCGCCCCCGTTGGGCTGAACGTCGCTGTGTACCGGCTGTTGGCCGTCCGGCTGGGAGCCTTCTTGAAGATCACGCTGGCCATCGGGCACCTCCTTCAGTGCGGGGTGTCCTTCCGGGTAAGCCTGCCAGTTGCGTTCGAGGAAGCGGGCGTGCAGGGCGACCTCCTCCGCCGGAGCGGTGATGGTCAAGCGGCCCTT